GGGCCAGCGTGAGGGCCAGCGTGGGGGACAGCGTGGGGGACATCGTGTGGGCCAGCGTGAGGGACAGCGTGGGGGCCAGCGTGTGGGCCAGCGTGAGGGACATCGTGGGGGACAGCGTGGGGGACAGCGTGGGGGCCAGCGTGGGGGACAGCGTGAAGGACAGCGTGGGGGCCTATACAGGTACCTTCTTCCTATTGCCCCGTGATGCATGGAAATATACTGAGAATGTCAAGACCGATGAATATCCGTTCCTCCCGCTTGTCAAGCTCTGGGAGCAGGGACTTGTTCCGTCATTCGATGGTAAGAAGTGGAGACTGCATGGTGGCGAGGATGCGATGATTCTATGGAAGGGTGAACTCTGATGCCTGATCCCGGCGAGTTATCGCAGGCACAGCGCGACCAGATCTTGACGCAGATTGCCGGTAACCTCTCCATCATCAAGGATGAGCTGGTCCTGAGGAGAGTGCGGGAAGATGCACGGACCTTTGCGGATGCCCCACAGCAATCGTGGTTTGATAGGGTAAAGGGGTGTTTGAATAAATGACCTCAACCAAAAAAGACCGCTGGCACGAGAACCACAAGCCGGTCCAGCTCGCTCTTATCACTTATGACCGAATCGAGCAGTACGGCAAGAAGAACGAAAGTTTCAGTGAGATCATCACGCGGATCTGTGACGAGGCCGGCGTTCCGATGCCGGTAGAAAAGTAAACCCTTTTTTATAGATTTGTCGTTCTCCAGATAACAAGAGCAATGACAAGCGCGCAGAGCTGCGTTATTGCGATGTAAGTCAGGGCATCGATCTTCTTTTCGAGTTTTCCGACCCAAGCATCGCGGCTACTGCAATCATGTTCCCGGAGTTCCTTACAGGAATCTCGTCGTTCTTTACACTGTCCTTCCGTAACATAAAGTTCTGAGTCACCCATTTCTACCTCGTTCATGTAATGGTCCAGTTGAACCCTTGCGTCTCATTCTGGAGTAGGTTAAATACGTTCTTCTCGAAATCACCGAGCGTTAGGATAATCTGCCCTTGGTCAAAATTCCATTCGACTGCGACGACCTGCCATTCAAACAGCGGGCCATTCGTGTTCTTCTGTACGTAGATCCGATCCCCGACCTGAGGAGGTTTCGATAAGGAGACCTGCTGTACCCCCGCATAATACGCGCCGACCTGCGGCACGTATCCCTGATTGAACACTGTCCAGCAGGAGGCTTTGGGGTAGAACGTCGATTTACCGAGTAGGGTCAGCGTCGCGTAAGTATCGAGGTTTCCGTAGGTGATGGTTGAACCGGCAGTAAGTGTCTGGATCAGCAGCCCGTTCTTTTGCACAGGGGAACCGGTCTGCGGAGACGATTCGGTATAGTCCGTCATGGCGACCATTGCGCCGATCCCGTGCGGGTATGCAATAACCGTAGTGGACGGCAACCGTGCGGCAACCGTGCATGTCAGGTAAGGTCCCCATGTCGCGTTCGTACCGGCTGCTGTAACCGTCAATGGCTCCTCCCCAACTTTTAGCGTGACGGAACCGGAGGTATAGACTGCGGAAGTACTCTGGACGAAAATATACGGAGAAAGACAGTATCCCCGGTTTGCGAAGCTGTTCAGCGTAGATAAGATGGTTGCTGACAGGGGAACACACGAGCATTGCGTTCCGTCGTTCATTGTGACATTGGTAGGTAAACCAGTAGTCGTTACTGAAATAGGCGATCCTCCGGTTGTCACGAGCGATAGGATTGTTCCCGAGGGGATGGCAAGGTTCCAGCCGTATAGCCAGACCGCTCCTGCGCCATTGTAAAGGTTGACGACATCCTGAGTACTCCGGACGATATGTACCCCGCTGCCGGCTGACGGGCCGATACCGACTCGTGACGCTGCCGAACATGACGAAGATGTGCAGATAAACCCGAACACTGATCCGGCCTGCGCGTTGTTACTTCCCCAATAGTACGTCGTTCCGAATGTGATTCCCCCGGGGGCAGACGTTCCGTAAAATATGACCGGTGTGCCAAAAGTCATACTCGCGCCCGGGCCACTTACCTGACCGTTAAATAATATGAAATTATTGGGTGCGCCGTTTGAAGTGATAATCACGTTCGGGTTACTCCCATATCCCGGGCCGAGGGTACTTAGTGTGATATACGTCGAAGTAACGCTCCAGATATAATAATCCGTGCCGGCAGTCAGGCCGCCCGGAAGTGTTCCGGTAGTCGAAACCTGAATCGACATTCCGACTTGGAACCCTGCCGTTATTGGGTTTGACGTGTATAACGCGAACTGGTTTAACGTGTAATTGGTTGTGAACGTCGGGGCGGAAATCGCAGGTGAGATTGTCGCTGCTGTCGGTGCGATCGTTGAATAGGTGTTCTGGTAAACGTATCCCTCTGACGGCACGGTGATGTATGTCGAGTTCTCGAAGAACTGCGTAGCAACATTATACGCATGGATCGCGGAGATCCCTACGGAAATACTCACGCCATCAACGTCAGTACCTTTCGCCACGGCTTTCGTCACGACCTTCTTCTGGTTGTAATTGTCCGTGTATCCGAAGACCGAAAGACCGGTATTCGCATTGACGTTGAACGCTTGGATCGGGGTCGGTTGTGTCAGGTCCGGCGCAAAGTCTACTACCGGCCATCTCGCAATAATAATATAATTGTTGCTGGCCGGCACGTTGGCTGAACCGTAGAGCGTGGCGATCGTGATCGTAGTACCGGTATTCGCTGTGATCTGGCCGTATGCCTTCACTTCTCCCGTCATCGTACTCACGGGGAAGATCGCCCAACACCCAACAAATTCAGAGGTTGTGAACGAAGCACCGGAAATCGTTACGACGTTCGCGGCATACGTCGAGTATTCGAACAGCAGGTAGTCCATCCTCGTCCGGAGATCATACGTGCTCTGGACCCGCAAGGTCTCCATCTTATCGTAGATGTCACCTGCGTTCTGGAGGTTGTTCGCGTTGTTCAACTGGTAACTGATCTGAACATCTTCACAGCAGATCTGGCCCCTCCAGTCGCCAAAGAGACCAGCGACCGGCTGCAGGATCCTCCGTGCAATATCACCAGGTGCGTCAATCAAAGCATAGCCGTTCGGGTCAAGGGCCGCTTGCGGGACGTTCAGGGCCAGTAGTTTCCCATAATCCGACTCGCAGGTTACATTCCACAGGATCACGGCATTCGATGAGGAAAAGCCGTTCTGTGTGCTCTGGTTGCTGGTCTGGATCTTACCGGAGAAGATCAGGTTCTGGCCGGCAAAGATCATAACGAACGTGCCGGTGTTATTCAGCGATTGATCGGTTGCAGTTGACGTGCCGACATCCAGCAGGGAGAACGTCGCAGTCCCCATCTTATCGAGATTGTTGACGACATCCGGATACATCAGGTAAAAGTTCGAGAAACCGAGCGTTGTGTTGGTCGGAGGTACTCGCGTCACCAGCGCGGATTCCGTCGCGTTGTACAGAAGTACGCTGATTGCCTGATACGTGCCGTCATTCGGTGGAACCGGAACATTTGAAGCAGAATCTATAGTAAGTATAGGGTTATAGGGTGCGTTAGCTGTATTCCCTTGAGAATCAGTAATTTTTAATGAGACATAATAAGTACCCGGGTTAAATCCTCTACATGGAAATACCGGATTAGGATATGAACTACTTTGATATGCCGCCCAAGATCCCGATCCTGTCCCGGGGGTATATGATACTGCCGAACCCCCCAATGTTAATGAAATTGTAATTGCAGATGAAGAAGCAGAAATTACAAAATATACAGGTGTTGAGGAAAGGCCCGTAGGTAAATTTCCTACTAAAGTAACTTGATCATTCACTGAATAATATGTTGAAGCGTTTGTGATCAGAAGATTTGTTCCTGATAAATCAGTTGTAAAATTTAAAGCTCCGCCAATTTGCCAGTACCATGAAACTATTGGATATGGCCATTGCAGATCAGTGCCGGTACGATCGTAAACGTAAGGAAAGAACCGGACTTCCCCGCCGACAACAATAGAAGCGGGGTTGGCTTTGAATCCGACTGCGAGCGTTGGCGTCAATACAGATCAACTCCCCATACTGATAGTCTGGGTATAGACGAAGGTGAACGTGCCGCCAATCGCGAGGTTGTTCTGGCCGCTAACCCACGGGACGTTCATTTGTGTTATCCATCCAGTGAACGCATGTCCATTGATCGTGAGTGTACATCCGCTCTCTCTCTGGTATGACATAAATACCAGTTTCTCAAAGTTTGTTGTGCCGGATGCAGTGAAATTAAACGAGCCGGGGCCATCCCCGAACGTGAACGTGACATAAAACGATTCCTGTAAGAACCCGATATTGATCCCGACCGTGTTTGCCGTCCCGCCGCTAGTTGATTTCTGAAGGGCTATTGGAGTGATCGGATTGTTCATCATATACGTGACCATCGTGCCTCCGGTCTTTCCGGTGGCAGAATTGAAATCAATGGAAACGCTACCATTGACACCACTATATGAGAGTGTTATCCCGGCGGTCATCCGTTACTCCCTTGCCCAGGAGACTGCGAACCCGTCCGGAACAGTGCCGAATGGATGAAGTTGATGATATTGTTCATGTCTGCTGATGCCGCGCCTACGATATTGAACGTGTTGCTCTGTGTCGGACCATAGTTCCCGTTGCCACTCCCGCCGTACTGATTGATGCTGCTGGAGTTTGGTGTTGCTGCTGTTGTCGATGAACTGCCCATCATCGAAGTCAGCCATTTAATCAGGGGGTTGTTGTAGAGGTTGGTGAACCATCCGAACAGACCATCAACAATTCCTTTCCAGAGGTTCTTTATCGGAGTTGTAACATTCGTATCAAACCAATCCGCTATCCCTTTCCAGAGTTTCTCAATTGGGACTACCACATTTGTATTGATCCATCCAGTAAGGGCATTCCAGTCATCATTAAATGCGTTTACCCACTGAGTCCACGTAAGATTAAATGCGTTTACCCACTGAGTCCACGTTAACTGTGCCGCAGCTACAATCTTTTGATAACCATCAATAAACGATTGAATGATCTTATCGGTGAAGTTTTCTCCGATCCATCTTCCAATATCAAACCCCACGGGTCCGATTGCGGCTTGTCCTACATCATTGATCGGCTTTGTTGTGAGAACTGTAGGTACTGTCGCGGGAGTGAGTCCAGAGATCAAGTTATGGAGTGCCAGAATCCCCGATGTCAGCCCGAGGATTACAATAATGAGGATAGGAAGGAACGGCAATAAGATCACATCGATCAGTAACCCGAGCAGTTTGTTAAGGGTGTTTGCAAAGGCACTAGCGATCTTTGACTGCGAAAGTGCATCTTTGAGTACTTTGACCAGCAACATGATCCCTGCGGCTGCCATCCCGGCCACCGCGCCAAGCCCAAGAGCGTTCGCCATGCCGCCGCCTCCTCCGCCAACTCCGGACGGAGCTCGCATAATGCCTTTGGCAACAGAACCTGTCTGTCCACCCATATAGAGATCGCTAGGAGACATCCCCCCGGGCAACCTCCCGGATTTCCATCCTCGCGGGATATCGGCTCCCCGTCCTGATGATGAGGATGAACTTGATGATTCCTTGATAGCACTTCGAGCTGCCGCAACCGCTTTGAGCGTCGAGACCAGTTTGTTCAGCTCATCCATCCCGTCAACCTTGATCGGGATCTTTACTTCCTGTGGCATGGTGATTACGTCCCTCCGAACAACTTTATCCAGAATTTCCGCTCGTCGTTGATCCTCTTGTTCATTGCATGGTTAATGAACTGCCAGTCGTTCGGGTCAACTTCCCCCAGCTCAGAAGGCAATCTCCCCGCGACTTCACAGCACATTAAGAGGACTTGCCCCTCTGCCGTCTCCGCGAATTTTTTATATCATCGCTCCGTTCGTTGATCTTCTCTAAGATCATCTGGTATGCGATGACGGCAAGACCCTGTTTCTCGTCAAGGAACTCCCATGTATCCGGGTCCTTGAGGATGGCCGGTGCGACAACCATCTGCGAAAGAAGGGGGTATAGATGCGACTCAACGTTATCGAGTTCGCCTTCGATCTTGTCCTTCTCATCCACATCGTCTTCCGTGAGAGAGTCCATCTTGGCGCAGATCCGCGAGTACTTGATGAGTTCCCGGCGGAGTGCTTTTGGCGGGGCGGCAAGGATCTTGACCTCCATTGTGCCGAGCTTGATAACGGCAGTCTTCTCCTCGCTTTCGGTAAGGAGTGCCTTAATATCCTCGTTACTCTCGAAGATCTGCCGCTTGGCTTCGTCCATCTTCCGGTGAGCCTCTGCGACATGTGCTTCCTGTTCAGGGGTGAGTTCTGGCATGTGTCACCCTCAAGAGTTCGTGAATACTACAGTTGATCCGGTGCCGGTCAGCTTGACATGGAGCATATCGCCATACTTGGCGTCAATATCGAACTGCTTGAACACGACATTGGAGATCGTCACATCCATGATCACGCTGGCGGAGTTCGTCCACTTAACAACCACGGTGAATGTCGGGGGGGTGTTCGTGTCCGCGTACGTGCCGCCAGCCGATGCGTTCAGGATATACATCTGGAGATTGCTCGCAACCGTAGGATCCCACTCAATATACTCAATATCGACATCCACTTGGAAGTTGTACTGGTACTGCTGGAGAATCAGGTTCGATCCCCATCCGCGAGCGAGTGCGGTGTCGTGCTTAGGTGTGATCGTTACATTCTGAATCGCGAGAACTGCGGTAGCTGCCGGTGTTCCACCGGTTCCTGCCACCGTCAGAGTTCCTTGATTCGAGAAAAATGTTCCCGGTGCTGCTGCTGTCATATCGGTTTCAACCTCTATTACTGATACAATAGCGTAAGGAGGTTGATAAAGTTAACTTGTTATAAGAAAAGTGGAGTTGTTTTCAGGGTGCGGTCATCAGCATGACCTTGATCGTGATGATCCCGCCAGCGATCACATTTCCTTTGTCATCGAAGTAGCCCATTTCCGCGTCGCCTTCCGAGATGAACCCCGCTCCTTTTGAGGTCGTATTGAACGTGTAGTAAATGAACGCTCCCGTACCACTGAACAGGTCAACCGTATTGAACAGAGCCTTGAGGATGTTCCGGCGCTGTGCCAGACCGGCAGCGGAGTTCAGGTCAGCTACGGCAGCCTCGTAATATCCCATAATCGAGAACTGGAACTCGTGCAGGACAGAATCACAACCCTGCTGCATCTTGAAGGAATCCTTGCCGTCAGCCATAGGGATCACGTAGAGAATCGGAAGTTCCAGAAGTCCGTCAGCGACTTTAAACGGTTTGTCGTCCCGCTCGTAGATGGTTACGGTTGACATTCCGGTCGGAGTGATTGCCGCCGCGTTGGTTGTCAGGACCGCTTTAACTGCGTCCATGAAGGCGAAGATCTCGGCTTGCGATGAGGAGGTCATAGTTTCACCTTAAACCCTGCGTTCTTCAGCACCTTAGCGAACTCTGATTGAGCCGCACCGCTCATGTCCCAGACCTGTACGCCTTTCTCAACGCCTTTCTGGACCTGCTGATCGAGCCATTTGTTGAACAACGGGACGAAGGCTTTATTCCCGCGCCGGAACCGGACCTGCCGGAACCCGGGCCCGGTGTGATCGAAACAGCCGTATCGGTCGTAGAACTTCATCAACTTCGGCGTAGCATTATACCAGCGCGTGCCGTCCGTCAGCATCCAGAACACGTTCCAGCCGCCGACATTCTTCTTGTTACTGACCACAAGGAGTTCACTGTCAGGGCCGGTCTCCGTCCGAGTCTGGTACTGTGTGTAGAGATGCGGGCCTGTCTTGCCGGTCAGTGATCGATCCGTATCGTTGAACGCTTGCCGCCCGTAGACCATGGGTAACGATGACTTGTCGCTAAGGGCCTGCTTGGTTGCGATCTCAATATACCGGTATAGTTTGGGCATGTTCTTCCGGCTGAACGCTCTACGGATCTCATCCGGGTTGCCGGACGGCAGGCCCGAGATCTTGACCTTGACGACCGGCATTAGATCCCGCCTCCGAACGGTGACGTTGCGAAGATCAGGTCGTGGAACATCTGGCCCTCAACCGGGAACCGCTGATATCTCGCCAGATCCTCGCCGACACCGTTACTCATTAGTGTCTTGTCGTTCAGACCGCCCCAGAGCTTGACAAGATCTTCCACTCCGGAAGTCTGGATTACTTGCGCGGCTTGCTCCATCTTCTTGTAGTTCAGGAAGTTCGTGCAGGCCCGGGTACTCAGCATGACCAGCTCGGCGTACTCCTGACTGCTGGTTGCGTATCCGGTATTATACGTGAACTTGACATTATTGACGCCGCGCATAGGGATGTTGTTGTAATAAATGACGCGGGGGAGACCGTTGATGATCTGGACCTCGTAATCCCCACCGTTAACGATATTCCCTGCCTGCGTCCGTGTGATATACGACTGGATCATTGTCGAGTTCGGGTTAAAGTAGACGAGCTGATTGATCACGCCTGTAGTTCCGGCAGTGAACACGACCTGATAGTTATACGTGCCGACTGTGGGAGTCCAGACAATCCCCCCGAGATCGGTTTGCGGCCCTGCCGCTATTATGGCAGTAGCGACCTGTGCTGTGCTCTGGCCGGCGGTTACTGCGACATTATACTGATAGCTGCCGTTCAGCGTGATCGTCACGTTACCAGATACTGTGGGCGAGCTCTGGACGGTCAGGGTATCGATCTCCGCAGTAGCCGGAGCCGGCCGGGCGAACCGCGTTACCCATGCGGGCGGCAGGCTCTTGTCGTTCACATCTTCCTGCACGACCAAAGAAGCATCGTTCGCGTAGAGGTTGCGAAGGTAGTATACGATATCCCGCGGGTTATAGTCCGGCGTTGCATCGTCGTAGTTCGTCTGCCCGCTGCCGCTCTGGATCTCGATGATCGGGTTGAGTGAACTGCTCGGATCAAATGTCGGGACTCGGCAATACCGATACATCCATTGTTCTACGCGAGGGATCAGATCGGAAATGAACGATGCCCATTGCGGAGCTGTCATTTTGACACCGGCGATCTTAAAATCCGAGTACGAAAACCCGGAATATTCTTCGATATTAGCTTGACTCGTAAGCACCATGAGGAGTAATAGATAAAAAGAGGGTAAAAAGGTTTGTAGGAATTAAGTAATTAGGTAGTCGATGACGACCGTAAGGCTGGTAAGCGTGGTGAGACTGGCCGATGCCGGGATCTGGATGCCATTTCCAGAAGTCAGAGCGGCATACAATCCGGCACCATCTGTCTTACCGGATGCTGCTGCTTCTGAAGTCAGGATACCCGCAAGTCCGGCTTCTGTGACTGTTGTAATGACAACTGGAGACCCTGCGGTATCTTCGAGAACCACATTGCCACTGCCACCCGCTGTTCCGTTTACCACGATCTTATAGTAGATCGGTGTCAGCGTGTATCCGGTAATTCCTGCGACAAGTACGTTGCCAGCGTTGAGCTGCGCGAGCGTGACGGTTCCTACGTAGGTCTGTCGTATCGCACCGTTGCCCTCAAGAAACTGCCAGCTTGTGTTTGTCGTGCCATTTGCCGACCAGACAAATCCGTTGGTATAATCAACGTAGATATCCCCGATCCTGCCCGGAGTAACAACGCTTTTTGGCGTGCCGCTACCGGTATTAATCGCAGTGCCTCCAATGGTCGTACCAGTTGACAATGAAGCTGCGGATGGCGAGAACTCCGTCCAGCTACCCGTTCCGGCTGCCCCTGCAATCCAGAGATTGCCTCCGGTTCTGTCAATGTAGAGGTCTCCCGCTCCGACTGCTGTTACAACCGCTGCCGGAGTACCGAGGCCCGTCCATATGGTTACACTGCCGATCATAAACGGTTCATTGACTTGAATGTAGCTGGTAATATCCTTCCGCTGCCTCAGGATATTGCTGGTGTGGATAGTCTCAAAAAATGAGTCGAGTGGTGATGCCATTGTTCATCACTTCCCTCACGGTGAGACGACGGAGAACACCGTTGCGGAATCCGGTTCGCCAGTGAACGGTACTGCACGGAGGAACGTTGGACCTACGCTTGCCGACCCGAGAACGATCTGGTTCAGGATCGAGACTACGTTCGTGTTCGCCAGTCCGGTAGCTGATGCAGTGGTGCCGAGCATCCCCCGCTGAACGGTGAGCGTGCTGGTGGTTGCGGTTGGCGTTGAATCTGCTACGCACAACATGACCTCTCCGCCCGCTGTCAGGATGTAATACGGGGGTTTCCGGGTTGCCTGTGCTGTCTGGACGACGATTGACGTGTCGGTAGTGCCGTATGCTGTTCCGGAGTTGTTGATCGCGGCGGTTCCGTATGTGGGAGTTTCCGCAACGTTCGCGGCTGCTGTGACCGTAAACCCAGACGGGAGCCATATGCCCCGAATATTGGAAAGGTTGATCCAGTCGCTCTGTGTGACCTTCAGGACATAGAGCTGGATTGGCATGATGCCCTGCGTGTTGCTCCGGTACAGTCCTGCGGTTTTGTCTGCTGCTGCTGTCATGTTACTTTTCCCTCCTTATGCGATGCCTATGACCCCTCCTTGGAGGGTGCTTGTTCCGTTGACATCGCTCTTGTCGATGAAGGTCTCGGCGCATGAGATCACGCCTTTCTGTGAGAGGTTGATCTTGGCGAGGTCCTCAAACATGTCCTGCCAGAGTGACCGGCGAGACATCATTGCGGTATCGATCAGGAAGATCGCGCCCTGTCCGGCAGTCTGCGGCAGGAACTCGGTTGCGATTAACGGCAGACCGTCCGGGCCTCCGGGGAACGAAAGGTAGACCTTTGAGATCCCCTGGTGGAATGTGGTGACCGGTGCTGACCGGAAGAAGTCCTGTAAGCCCTGCTTGTAGATCGTGAACGTCCGGAGATCGGTGATCGCAAGGTTCGGCATCATGCCAAACTTCCGCATGTAGCGGTACGTGGTCCCGAGATCAGTGTTGATCTGGTTGTAGCTGTTCCCGCTGGACGCTACCCAGGTCTGGTTCGATGTCGCTCCTGACGTGTTGTTCTGGAGCATCTGGTAGATCCCGTTGAAGTACAGGTTCGTTGAATCTGTGGTCAGCGAGAGTGTGGGCCGGAAGGCGAAGTTCGTGTCGTTGATCGAGAGATTGACCCCGAGCATTGCACGTTCCCTGCCTGCCCGCATCGCGTCCTGTGCGGCATCGATCCTGATTGCCAGCATGTCACGGGGCGGGATCTGTGCCAGCCCGGCGAACTGTGCGGCTTTGGTGACACGGAACACGGTGGCGAAGTACTTGACGACCTGCGACCGGTTATACGGAGCCTGTGACGAATCGACAAGTTCGGCATCTTCCGTGATGGGTCCCCATGACCCGAGATCGAACGGTGCGATTGCATCCCAGTTCGCAGTCTTCCCCTTATTGGCTTCTGTGGGAATGAGTGCTTGGATCGGATACGCACGCTTGTAGAGGTACGCGACGTTCTGGTCAGCGATGACGTGCATCAGGTTTGAGGTAGTGTCAGTCGCTTTCTGGATGTCGAGATCCAGCAGATAGTCGAGGTTCTCACGGTCAGCCTTCCGGATCCCGAAGGCTTCCATTGCGATTTCGGAACCACGGGCGAGCGTGACGATGGTGTTGATCTTGGCCTTCATAAGCTGGTCTTCCAGCTTGTCGGCAGGTTCGCCTTCATCGTACCTGTGGGCATATGCACCCAGACCGCAGGCTTTCCGGACCAGGTCGTCCGGGATGGCCGGAGCGAGCGGGACATCCATGAGACCCATTTCGGAAAAGATCTTCTGTGAGTAGGCTGCTGCCTTCGTAGTGTCAACGGCTGAATGATCCGGGACATTGCCCCACATGCCGTTACCGAAATCCCGGTCACGCTGATGGAACCCGAGATCAAGGCCAAGTCCCTTTGTCTGGGACACTGCCATTCCTTTCTGAATGGTCAGATTTGCTCTTTTTGCTCTCATCGTAACTTCCCCTTGTTCGCTTTCATGATGGCGTCGGCAGTCGAAAGCTTGCGCCCCTCTTCGGGTTTGGTCTCCTGAATGATCACGGGGGATCCTTTCTGGAACTCCATGCTCTCAAGAGTCTCGATCCGCTTGAGCGCTTTCTGCAGCTCAAGTTCAAGGCTCTGGGCTTTCTTGACATTGCCCTCACCTTTCTTATCGATCTCTCGCTGCTCGCCGACTTCCTCAGGAGTCTCCTGCCCGGGCTTGCCGTCCTTGAGCGATTTCTTCATGGGCGGTGCGAGTTTGGTCTCCTCGCCTTTCTTATACTCCTTGCCTTCCCCGGAGGCCATGATGTGAGAGTGAAGTTCCTTCATCATGGCGTGCATTGACCGCAGGATCTCCTTGGTTTCAGACTCTTCGGTCTTTTCACCTTCAGGCTCGGCCTTTTTCTCAGTGGTCTTGTCAGCACCTTCACCTTCGGGCTTGTCATCCCACTCTTTTTCCTCTTTCTTTTCCTCCGCATTCTTGCGGCCTTCGTACCCCTCTTTCTTTCCTTCGGTCTTCGAGTCCTCGCCAAGCTTCTCCTTGTCGGACCCGGTTTCACCTTTGGTCAGAGGCATTCCGGATTTTCCTTTTGAACAATCAGGCATATTACCATCCTTTTTCCGCGTTCCATCTGTAACAACGTGGATTAGTGAAGATTCTGCGTTCGTAGCCTTAATAAAGTTAACTTGTTCTAATTCAAGTTCAGTTGTTAAGAGATACGGCCCGGTCTCTTCACGCGCTTTCGTCACCGGCTCAAGATGCGTCTCGTCATTACGCGCTCCTTCATCGCAGGCAGAGATCGAGTCCAGACGTAACCCTTTTGTCACGCAGGGCCGGTCTTTGCTTCTCAGGAGCGGGTGGGTACTGCACTCGCTGGAAATGTCAGTACGTTTACCGGCAATCGAGAGCATATCGTATTCGCCTTTCTTTACCTTCTCCCAGACATCATCACAGTCCGGAGTCTCCTTCATCACACCTTCAAACTGATACTCGCCCTCCTTGGTCTTCCAGCTCTTTATCACAATCCCGATCGGACGTTCCTTGTGGTATTCCGAGATGATCGGCAGGTGCATGTAATCGTGCATTGCCTTATCCATCGCCTCTTCGGTAATGTACTCATTATCCTTGTCCACTTTCGGGACATGGAAGGTCCCCCGGATCTTCCGGGTGCTGGCAAGGATCCCTTGGATATCAAAACCCCATTCGATATCATGCGGGGCTTTAGCGACAGTTGTACCTTCTGCGATCGTTGCTTGATCGGGTGAGAGCATTCCTTTCTTGGCCTGCTGTTCGAGCTTGCCGCAGACCTTGTGCGCTACTTCGTCCGTGTACCCCTCCTTACTTTTCATTTTATCGACGCAACCCTGAAAGGTCGCTTCCCCTCCAACGGGCATGATCAGTACCCTCCTTGAGGAGCATAGACCAGAATCCATGTGTAATTCGAGGAGCAGGTCGATCCGGCGCAGACGGTTTCATTGACGTGATAGTTCCCGATGCCGCCCCAAAAATGCGAGACGTTCGCCAGACCGGAGATCCCGGTGCCGTCGCCGAAGGTCCATACGTGTGATGTTGGGCTACCAGTGCTCTGATCCCAGAATGCTATTACCTGCTGGGTAGTCACGGATACCGGGGTATTGGGGATGAACATCGCCAATAGACTAGATGAGCTAGATGAGACGTTGATATAATTGCTAGATGAGACGTTGATATAATTGGTTCTTGTAGTTACGTTCGGATTGGATCCGTATGTATTCGTCACGGTCTGTACAACAGTGTATATCCCGGGAATATTGTAGGTAAAAACCGGATTTTGTGATGTGCTGGAATTCCCATCACCAAACGTGTAATTCCACCCGGTTGCGTTTGTTGAGGTATCGGTGAATGTGACGGAGAGTGGTACTGCACCCGATAGTGGAGTGCCGGAAAATCCGCCTGTCAGGAACGGGGCGGTAACAGTATACGTGGCGTTATCCCACACCGAGGTCCCGCCCGAATTGCTCGCGGTATGATTGACCCAGTACGTCCCGGCGGTTGAAAATATCGCGGTGATATTTTGCGTAACCAGTACCGCTCCACCATTAACCTGCCATTGCCACGATATCGGCGCATTAGTTGAGGTATCGTTGAAACTTACCGTGGCCGGAGCCACTTGTGGAGAAACTGGAGCTGCCGAGTACGATGCAACCGGAACGGGCGGTGTGACGTTCACCCACGTTGTCTGCGTGCTGGTATTGCTGCCTGCAATGTTGCTGGATGTCAAGGAAACGGAATAGTTGCCGGCAGTGGTGTAGGTATGCGTGGCATTCTGAATAATACTATATGCTCCATCTCCGAAAGTGTAGTTCCATGCTGTTGGGGCGTTAGTGCTGGTATCGTTGAATTGTATTGCAAGAGGAGCAACTCCGAAGGTGGTATTTGCGGTGAATGTGGCGACGGGTGAAATGGGGATGTAAAATACTGCTATACCAACTGGATTAACCCCGACGGTTACTGTAGCAGAAACAGTGTTTGTTGTCGTATTAATTACCGATACGGAATTACTCCCAAAGTTGGCAACGTAAGCATACGTCCCGGTCGGATTTACTGAAATACCATATGGATTAACCCTGACGGTTACTGTAGCAGAAACAGTGTTTGTTGTCGTATTAATTACCGATACGGAATTACTCCCATAGTTGGCAGTATAAGCATATGTCCCGGTCGGATTTACTGCTATACCATCTGGATTAACCCCGACGGTTACTGTAGCAGAAACAGTGTTTGTTGTCGTATTAATTACCGATACGGAATTACTCCCATAGTTGGCAACGTAAGCATATGTCCCGGTCGGATTTATTGCAACACCATATGGATTAGTCCCGACGTTAATTGTAGCAGAAACAGTGTTTGTTGTCGTATTAATTACCGATACGGAATTACTCCCATAGTTGGTAGCATAAGCATACGTCCCGGACGGATTTACTGCTATACCAACTGGATTAGCCCCGACGGTTACTGTAGCAGAAACAGTGTTTGTTGTCGTATTAATTACCGATACGGAATTACTCCCAAAGTTGGCAGTATAAGCATATGTCCCGGTCGGATTTACTGCTATACCATATGGATTAACCCTGACGGTTACTGTAGCAGAAACAGTGTTTGTTGTCGTATTAATTACCGATACGGAATTACTCCCTCGGTTGGCAACGTAAGCATACGTCCCGGACGGATTTACTGCTATACCAACTGGATTAGCCCCGACGGTTACTGTAGCAGAAACAGTGTTTGTTGTCGTATTAATTACCGATACGGAATTACTCCCAAAGTTGGCAACGTAAGCATATACCGTACTGGTAGCACCCACCGTCCCCACTTCCGCCACCAGCACCAGCAGGGCCAGCACCAGCAGCAGATACTTCTTCTGTCTCATCGCAGCACCTCTCGCTCTCCTTTTGACTGCATGAGGATCAATACTCCCGGACGATCAGGCGGAATGTGCCGGAGGTTACACTGAATTGGAAGTTGACGGACTCCCGGGCAGTGACATAGACCTCCCCCGGTTGCTCAATGTTTGCCTGTAAAGTCGCTCCGGCAAACAATTCCACGGATGTTGGAGTACCAGCGTAGGTATATACTGCCGAAAGAACGCCCGGAACTGAGGGCGTGAACTTGAACCGCAGCAGTCCGAGCGGTTGTCTTTGACAGGTGATACTTCCCGTTTTATTAACGGTAGTTGTGGGAGTCAGAAGATTCGAGTTTGCTGTCGGAAGGCTCGTACCCCCGACTACTGTACCGGGTTCCCCAATCGGAACGTCAACAACGTCTGCCATAATCTGTTAAACATCTCCACTTGTGTTATTACAAGTTTACTTTAGTTGTAATGATACAGAAGCGGAGATAATAAAGATTCTGATGGAAAAAAAGGAGGATTACATTCCGAACGTTTTCATAGCGAGCGGAAGAAGCTGGCCGATAATGCCGGGGTTTTTGTAGACAATAGCGACTGCCACAAACACGAAGATCGTGAATACTTTGGATTTGACCTCGTATCCGATCGCCGCGCATCCGTCCCAATAATGGCCGACATCCTGCCAGAGTGGGGGGCATTCCGGGAGGTTCTCCCACATCGTTGTTCTTAGCCCTTTGACAAAGGCTTTGATACCGACATGCCGCTGGCGGGCGTTGTGGAAGGGGATATTTGAAGGCCAGTAATCCGTAAACTGATCGGGGGAGGCATAGGTATCGAAGTCTTTTCCTTCGATATCGGTTTCCTTCTGTTGAGTCAAAGGAAATCCGAATTTTCCCAGAGGTACTGCGTCTGCCATGGTGATCACGACACCGGGATCTGGCCGCCGGTTGAGACGACAATATACTCGAACCGCTGCTTGGACTGTGCGCCTGATACCTTGTCGGTCAGGATCGCGTCAACGTAATGCTCCCCGAGATCGGTAGGTGCCGGAGCAAGCAGGATCTCATTCGAGACATGAGCGCCCGAAGGCAGCGGAACGGGGATCATCCAGAGCGAGGTCGATCCGGGGAAATCCGTGTCGAACTCCATGGTCCGGGAACCGTTGATGAGCTGCGGGTTGACGAGGGGTTTCTGGAAAGCGTCGAATATGATCTTGGTGTCGATGCTCCGGTCGATCACTGCGGCAGTAAGACCATCCGCAAGCGGTTTGAACTCGACCACAAGGAAGAGTTTCTGGATCCGGATCAATGCGTTCTGGTTTATGGAACCGACAGGGACGTAATTCTGTCCGTTGTAGATGTAAAGTCCCATCGTTCCGACCGGCATCGGAAGTTTTCCGTCCGGGGGTGATGCGTAGTTATCTGACATTTTTGTACAAACCTCCTCTCTCAATTACAAGAGGGACAATAAAATAATGATAGTAAAGGATATTAGAGTTTGGGTTATTTCAGATAGTATCCTATGACTGTGATCGGGGTTCTCCACCTTCTTTAATCATTAATCCTTCCTTTTTAGCGAGTTCTTTAAGTTTATCGATCTGGTCTTCGTCCGGGATTCCGTGCATCTGGGGCTTGACCCATTCGATGAACTTCTTGGTCGCTTCGTTCTTCGCGGCCTGTACTTCCGTTCCGTAAGAGTACTGCGCGGCTGACAAGGCAACACCGTTCCCGCTGATCTTGATGTAATGGATCGAGCCGCCAGGCATGTCCGGGGGGAGGGGCTGCGGGTTGCCGTGCTGCTCTGCCTCGTTACTGCCTTCTCCTGCGATATTGGCCGGGCGATGGTTCGCAGGTTTTCGGGTCTTTGTATTGTAATAGTAGCCTCCGCGCGGCCCGGGATATGCTGACCGACCGGCTGCTACTTCCGTGCGGTCCTTGACATAGACCTGCGCCTTGATGAACTTGTCATCTTCTCCGGTCACGACCGTATACGGGAACTCCGGAACTTCAATCTCGAAATTGGGAGGCAGGATCTTCTTGGCCTTTCCGATCGGTGCGGTCTGATGTTCTTTCTCTTCTTTTGCACCGGTGCGCTGCTCGGTATTCTCGCCACCCTGCCCGTAATCAGAGAATGAGACCGGCTGATACTGACCGTCCGGAGAGTTATACCGGCCTTCCGGTGTATTCTCGCCATCAGTCTGCCCGTCTTCGCCAGGCATCGGTTCCTGTTCGATATCCATCTCCTTATATTCGGCATCCGTGAACTCGTTGCCGAAGATATGCCGGGCAGCGAGTGACGGTTTAACACCAGCATTCCGGGCAACTGAGAAGCTGCCCCACTGGATCTGTTTGGTGTGCTGGATCTTCTGCTGGTCGTCCTGATCGATATCCTTGATGAACTCAAACGTCCATCCCTTCCGGTAGTCCTGCAAGTAGGGCAGGATTTCACGATTGATCTTGTTCTCGATCAGGCTCATAATCGGGTAAAGGAGCCGGCTTTTCGTGATGTTCCTGCCTACATAAGCAGTCGCGCGATTTTCAGAGCCTCCGGTGAACTCCTGCGGGTTGAATCCCCACATTGCCCAGACGATCTTCGCGACGTATTCCTGACCCTGCAGCCATTCCATGTCATGAAGGTTGAACTGCATTGACTCAATCGTCTCGTCACCGATCAGATGCATGGCGCCCCCGAACTTCATCGGGCCTTTAAGTTCTGCCTGCATCTGCATGATCCGTTCGGTCAACTGCGGAGTACTCCGGATCTGCGGGTGATGCCAGATCATGTTCGGGATTACACCGTTCGCAAACGTCTGGCCGGCTGCCTTGGTACTGTCAATGAGATACTGCAGGTGATACCGAAGATACTTGATAAAGTCCGTGCCGTAGATCTGATCGCTCTGTGGATACATCTGGAAGTAACAGATCTCTTCCGGCTGGAATGGCAGGTAGACCCCGGTGCGGGATCTCTGCCAGTACCGGACCGTATACCCATGACTCCACCATCCCGTGTAATGGGACGAGTTCGGCTCTGTCATCTGGACCGGTACGTTGCCGGCAGTCGGGATGTTGATGCTCATCGGCACGCGATCGATCTCTTTCCAGAACTCCGTCCCGAGATACGTTTTCAGTTCGAGAAGGTATCCGGCTTTCTGCGTCCGGACCTGCCGCTCACCCGGGATGGTATAGGCTACGTGCGGTAAGGGCCCGTCTCCTCGCTTACCTCCGACCGAGAACGATTTCACAATCGCCCCCGCATCATACCGCATCAGGTCGCGGATCATCATCTTGAGGATCACGCCGAAATCTTCTTGCGGGTTCGGATACTTCATGAACTCAATTGCCGACTCTACCGGCTTTCGGTCCTTATCGAAGATGTTCCACGGCACGGCTCCCATATAATCCATCATGGCCTTCTCGCACATCGCGTAAATCGCATTCCGGGCGATCAGATCATTGAAGTTCTTATCGAAGTCCGAACGGTAGACCCCGAGCGTGTTGTAATAGTTGCTGATGCTGTGGATCGGCCGGCGTTCGGCGTCGGTATCGGTAATATCCGCTCGGGTCTTTGCCGCGATATACGGCTGCTCGTAGTCGTAGAACGCGGTCGGCATCTGCTGAGAGGCTTTCTGAAGGATTTCGATCTGCCGAGTAAGTCCGGCAGTTGCCAGCATGAGGTTTTGGGCTTCCTGCGTGCTCATATACTGCTCGGAAGGGTCGCGATTCCAGTCCGAAGAATCAATGGCGTGCGTCAGGATCGGGTCGCCTGCTCTGATGATCTTGAGGGATTGTATTGGCCGGAGTTTTGGTGTTGAACGGTGTTGACGATGTTCAGGATTTGAACTTCGTTCAATACGGTCATCGAGTGTGAGAATTGATCGGCTCCATGACTGCTGTTTTAGCTTGGGAATCGCGCTCATGAGTAGTCAATAAGACGACACGCCAATATAAAGTTAACTTGTTTTATGTAAGAAAAAGTTGTGTTGTTGTTAAACGATGTTCATAATTTTAACTTCGGTTAACAGTGTCGCGGGTAGGATCTTTGTAGCTCGTGGACGGGTCAAAGAACCGCTTGAGCACGATCTTGTCATGGGCTCGGCCAACACCTTTCTGCCCGCCATCATCCTCCGGCTCCCACTCAGCCAACTCTTCCATGTTATACGGGTTATTCTCGTCATGCTCGGCTTTACTGACAATCTCCGGTGTGCCGATAAGCTGCGAAGATGCCATCTGGTCAAGACCCCAGACTGCCAGAGCGCAGGCTGTTACAGTATCATCGTTCCGGCCTTTTGGAGCACTGTATTTCATATACCCGGTGGTTCCCTGTCCCCGCGTCATCATGAAATCTTCGTGCTCTTTCTTGGTGATCGGGTCAGGCAGGAGTCGGATCGTCCGGTTCTCGTGCGCCATGATATAGTTCGAATAAAGCTGCGGTTTCGAGACTGATGAGAAGATAACTGGTACTACGGTCAGATATCCTTGTTTCGTGGCGCCGGTATACGGTGCGTCCATCTTCATGAGATCTTCGACTACCGGGGCCCCTACGCCCGTCTTATCGATAATAAGGGTGCTGTTGTTGTACTGCTTACAGATCGCGTAGATCGCCTGCCGGATATAGGTCCAGTCGCGGGAAGTAAACCGTTCGCTCTGGACCTCGTGATTGTCAGCCGTATCAAATGTCTTGATTACGGTGAAATCGTTGGTGCTGGCGATATCCGCGCCGGTAATGTAATCGTGGCCGGGGATCGGATCGCGGTATTCGGAGGTCATAATCTCCGCAAGGTGCGGGAAGACAATACCGCCTTCAATGAACTCCGCTAGGATCTCCTGCCGGAACACGATCTCCGGCATGGTTGCTTTCATCCGGTCAATTACAGCGCGGGGATAGAACGGGTTGTCGTAGGTCGTATAATGGAAACTCTTCCAGGTCTCGTCCTGTTGTTCACGACAGTATAAGTCATAGAATATGCCTCGTCCGTTTGGTGTGGAGATATACCAGCCGTCACCGTCCCTTTTCCCGACCTGTGAGTCAATAACGTATAGGACTTCTGCGTCCATGAACGCCGCTTCGTCAACAATAGCCCAGTCCCATGCAAACCCTCGCAGGGCCTCAATATTCTCTGCGGAGAACATCGCGACTTCGGCTTTGTTCTTCAGCTCGAAATTCATCCACTTCACGCTTTGATCAGCGATCAGATTCGAAGGGATAAGAGACCGGATAAGTTTGTAATCGTAATGCGCCTGTTTCGCGAACGGAGCGATTACCGCGCCTTGTGATCCGGGCTTGGTCATTGCTAACCCGGCACCTGATTTTGTTACGAGATCGGTCTTCCCCCACCCTTTTCCCGCAGCTACGACCTTGTGCTTGTGCGGATCGTCGTAGGTTTCCATCTGCGTCTTATGGAGGTTGAGTTTATACTGAAAGACCATCTTTCTTTACCTCGTCGTTCGCTAATCCACAATTATCATTCTTCCGGCGATCGGAGCATTTCAGGGCCGGCTCGATCCTACTGAGCAGGCATGAGTGGTCAGAACAGTGAAGGAAATGGCACGCGATCATGGCATTGTTTCCCCTAATGGACAAGTATATGGGAACTCATCATCGGGATTCTTCTTATTGACCTCTATGTCATGCCCATTTAGTTTGCATTCGGCATATTCTTCCGAGTGCAGAGGACAGTCACAACTACTGCACCTATTGACATAATAGACAAGTCCACTCCCAAGATTGATCTGTCTTTGTTTCATGGCAGTTCGCTCTTTTTCGGGCATCGCTCGAAGGAACAATAGTTCGCACGGGGTCCATCTTTGCACATATTACCGCCCCGTACCGGTGCCACTCTCGAACAGTTCCGTGCAATCGTTTCCAGCCATTCCGCTTCTGTCATTTCAACCACCCTTTCATTATCTCAATCTTCGCGTCCAGCATATTATAACTCTGCAGGAAATAGTCCATTCGCCCATCATCAAGACATCCGGACAACTCGTAGGATTCCGGCATCAACTGCCGGTACTGGTACTGCTCGAACGGCAGCGGGATATCGGATACGTCTGTGAACCCGACCGTCATTCTTGTCCCTTCCATCTTCCGGAGTTCCGGATCTTCCAGTCGCGGGAATTATGATCCGTGCTCACGAATGCACAACCATCCGGATGATAATGCTTTTCATCAGGACCGAACTTTTTACACGGGTCTGGACGGTCGGGAGAATCATGAATTTTACAGAGATTGGTTTTAAGATCGAGATACCGGCACGGTAGATCGAGCGCGATTGCATACCCAAGATCAATACCTCCTTGAAACCGTGCGAGTTTCTCCTGTTCGAAATCTCCATCTTTCACAATGCAGAACGACCATGAGAACCGGCAACACTTCCCGCACATCTTACAGCCCGAGATTGATGGTGTTGGCTCATTCATATTGCACCGATCATTTTAAAGTAAAATCCGATTGCAAATCCTATGAATGCTCCCATAACACTACCTTCGATAATCCAGAATAGAGGATCATAAATAGGATCTGAATATTCGCCGCAACAAGTAATATCTCGCATTCCTTCGCGTTCAGGAGTCGCAGATTTTATGATGATTGGGGTCATGATTGAAAGATCTCCTTGAGCGCCGGATGAACTTCCTGTTCCGGCACCGGCTCTTTCTTCTTAACGACAAGCTGGACCGGCATCTCCTCCATCTGCTTCTTGACCGCCGCATCCTCCATGCCGTCACGGATCTCTTTGAACATCGGAGAGTTCACCAGCGATTCCGGATCCTCGTGGACCTCCGGCTCTTTCGGAGTGGTCACCGTAACCTCGCCTTTCTTGATCTCGACCAGCTCCTCTTCCTGCTCCTCCGTGCCCTCCTTCCGGACAACCTTCTTCTCAAACTTCTCCTGCATGTCGTAGAGTGTCGCCAGCATCTTATTGAGCGTGATCAGCTCCTCCATGCGCTGTACTGGGGCCAGCATCTTCTTCCGTTCCGGATCCCGGACAATCCGCGCAAACATCGCAACGTTCGTCCGGTACTCTTCCATCGTTCCTTTCGTCCCGGCACCTTTAAGATTCGGCGCGATGTTCAGCGGGATCTTTCTCCGATGCGACGGGTCACGCTTTTTCCGGCTGGTCATTCTGCTTTCAGCTCCTTCTGTCGTGCTTCAATCTCTCTCAGTACCGCTACCTTCTCATCAACCGGCGCGTCCGTATCGAACTTCTCCCGCTGCGTCCGGACAAGCTGCTGCATCCTCTCATCGCAGATCATCTCCGCCACCACCAATCGCACCCGAATAGCACCACGCCGATCCGGTCCCAGAATGTCAGGTATCCCCGATTGGTATCCCCTGATGCACAGAACCAGAACGGGGCGTGCCGGTGCGTACAGTTCCCGCACCGCTGCCGTTCCCAGAGCCGGACATACAGCACAATGCCGGCAACGACCAGCACTACCGCACCGTCAAGGTAGAGAACCAACGGCGAGATCATATGCCCAACTCCCAACAAACTTCATGAAAATCGCGACTCTTTGATTTTTTCGATGCTTTAATCTGCCTCATGATATCGGGGCCCTGATCGCACCCTTTTGTTTTCGGGTACTTCATGAATACCGGACACGCAAACATATCACAGTTTCCACAAGTGTATTCGTACTTAGGAATGGAGATCATTCAGGCACTTCCATTTTCAATGTCTGCGATCGCTTTGAGAAGCGGGTAGACTTGCTGCGGGACGACGGCATTTAGCGATTCATCCCAATTATCATCCGATGCAATGGGTTCCGAGTATTGATCTTGATTAATCACAATCCCACCCCTGCCCTCCCATCCACTGAACCAAATACGCTGTGCCCAGAGTCCCATTGGGGCAACCGATATGACTATCTGCGTTATCGATGAAAGTTTGAAGGTCTTTGAGTATCTTCTTCCGTTCATCTAACCGGATTTGTTCCTCTTCGTTTTCCATCATTTTTTCACATTCTGGATCTCACTGATCACCAAGGCAAACGCCGATTCCAGCCGGTCCTTCTCGTCCTTCTTCAGCACCACACCCTCGACCTGCATAACCTCCCGCATCGCCTTCTTCACATCAATGAACGCCGCTCGTTTCTCAACCTCCACGTCAAGCTGCAGGATCGCTTCTGATGGGTCAAGGTCCAGCCGGTTACAGACCGCGATCGCTTCCTGCGAGATGTGATACGCCCGGCTCTTGCGCTCGGTCATTTCTTCACCGGAATGCAACGAGAAGTATCACAAGGAGCGTACTCACAGAATGATTGACAGTGCGGAGTCTCTTTGTGAGGGGTTTTATGGTCACAGCCCTCTTGATCGCATGTTTTTGAATGCGGGCAGATCACCATCTCCGGTTCTACCGGTTTCACATCCGGCTTCCTGACATAGATGTTCTTGAATCCCGGGCCAAGGTCAAGGACATAATAATTCTCCAGATCTGCCGGAGGTGCGCCTTTCTCCAGCGCCGCGATCCGCTTCTCCATCTCCGGGAACTTATTCACCGGACTGTTGCAGAAGACATCCTCCAGCGCCTTGACCCGGTTACCGAAATTATATCCGCCGTACTGCTGTTTGAGCTCCTCGAAATCGGCCTTAATGACATTGATCTCGCGGTTCTGATCCTGCTGAGCTTTTCCCTCAAGCTTGAAGAACTGTTCCAGCCGCTCAAGCCGCTGATACACACTGTCCTGCTCCGGTCCTCCAGAATGTTGAAATCCATATGCTTTCCAGATCGCTCCGGCAACATTCCCTGTACGGTTGAGTTCATCAAGGTATGCAGCAATCATATCTGCGGCCCGTGTTTCCTCCGGAGTGTTGGTTTTCTTAGATGATACGCTGAGATCCCTCAGCTCTTGATCCTGCTGTGCAATCCGGTCCTTGAGCTGATCAATAACCTCATCCTTGAGTCTGATTTGTCGATCTTTTCCTTCGAGATCTTTAAGCACTTTTTCCTTGTCCAGATATTCTGCACTTCTGGATACTTTGGGTGGCTGCTCTGCGGGTGCTTGTTTTTCTTCGACCAGATCATCCAAGGGACACATCGGATACTTCGGGAGCCTGTCTGCTTTATACACGTACGCAGTAAAACCGCAGCGTGTGAATCTCCCGAGGAACATATCAGATAATCCGTCGCTGCTCCCGGCAGGACACCGCCCGCAGTTTTCAATATGACATGTGCCTTTCTTGACTCGCAGTATCTTTGTCATGCTCCTTCTTTCTATCACTCCCACTTATTATATTTTATTATACAGTCGTGACCAAGTCCCGGTCGAACCACGGCCTAATACATATCACGTAAACATTCGGACGAACTTCACGGGTGACTTTCCCCAAATGCGCCTTTATACGCCCCCCGTTTCCCATACCAACGACGATACACGACGGTAAACCCACATCCCTCTTTTTCCCAGATTTTTGTCCGGAGGACCAGGCCTTAATTCCACAGGAAACACCAGATGTGAGTCTAAGTTGCGCGTGGAACTATCACGTCGATATGTCGCAGAATATCTGTTCTGCGTAGTGTGACCCCTTGATATGCACACGTCGGAGAGTGTGTGCGTAATGGGTGCCCTGGTGCCCGGCATACAGCCAGTATACACCCGGCCCGGGCACCCGGACCCCCCCGGTCGGACCCAGGCTTGTGATCGCGATTGCAGTGGAAATACGTGATCGCGATTGCAGTGGAAATAATACCTCTATCAATAGATGCGGATGGAGAGCCACGAGAGGGATAGATGAGGTACCGGGTCGTCCTGACGGTATTTTTGATAACGGAAATATCGTTAACGAATAAATCCGTTATTAAAGTGTCGTGGTTGTGTGGGGGTATAGGGGGGCATGGGAGCGGGACCGGTGAGGATGTAAGGTATGCGCTTGCTGAACGCTCTCTGGCTCTTGAGATGGTGCTGATCTATGATTGCTCTGGGATCGTGCACTTGAGGCTATGATAGGTGCCTGGATAGGCTCTGTATGCTCTATACTGTGATATGATGGATAGCGAGCTGAGGAGTATACATCCCCGCTCTTGGGGGGCGCTGCCCCCCGGCGCTCGATGCGCCGCCATCCCCCCGGGCCGGTGTTGTTGGTCCATGGATACCTAGTCATTACCTGATCTTTTAGGACCGTGCCGCGTTGTTGCCGGTGATTGTTGTTGAATAACGGTGGATTGCATGAGAAATACTGGTATTGCTAGATAGGTTTATCGTCGAAGTAAATAGATTAATATACTTGACTATCGTATTGGATAATATCAAAGAGATGAGAAAGACCATGACCACAAAAAGATGTCAAAAGAAACAAGGAAATTCTGCCCCGGGTTTGAAGCAAAGGAGGATGAGTAAGATGGACACAAAAGGAACCAAACTCTTTGACGAAATGACAAAACTGGTTGAGGAATACGGAATTACCGCAGTTACCAGCGCCCTCTTTGATAAGGTTGAGAGCAACGAAAACTGGAGACAGATGGACACATTAAAAGAAACCATCGCCTCTAGGATGTGAATTGAAATGGGAAAATTAATCAGAATTTCGAGTCTTGGGACAATACACCAAGACAACAAAGTATCGTATAAAGAGGCAATGCGTTTGCTCTCGTGCACAAGTAATGATACTTGTGCATGGAGATACGAAACGACAGAATCGGCAATAACCGCAGAGATACAGCGAAACGTGAGGGAGCAAGATTATAAAGCGAATCTGATAGGAGATCAGACTCGCGTAAAGATTCAGAATCTCGGAGAGGGCGTGTATTAGATGAGAAAGACCATGACCACAAAATACACAAGGATAAACGAGAGCGTTGAGGCACGAGTACACAACATGCACCTGTATGTCCGGTTAACCGGAGTCCGTAACGGTATGATGGTTGCTGGAGAGTATGCCGGTAGGACATACAGTATGCTTTACCACATGTCGCTAGAGTCAGCGCAGATCGATGAGCCAAATGGGATCTCGGATCTGCACCGGTGTGTTGAGAGCGGGACTATGATCCGGTCGGGACGGTTAATACAGTGAGGTGGATAGCATGACGACAAAACAGCAGAGAGAAGAGAGGTTAAAAACCCTCTTGGCATTCAGCCGAGAAACAACAAACCCTGTTTTCAGCGGGGTATTATGCAACGATGGCGGCTCAGTAAATCGGCTTGGGAATCTCTTGGACGAGTTACACCGGTATGAGACAACCCTGCATCGTATTGCAGAGAACGATTGTAACGGGCATCTGAAAACAATCTGCGACGGAAAGCACCGGTACACTGTAGAGGATACAGACTGGGCCGCACGCGATGCAAAGAAAGAGGAGCGTATACAGATCAAGATAAGAGCCATCGCAGAAGATCTCGGGTTCAAAGTGCAATTCAATGGAGATCCACGCGGCGGGGCGATCCGGTTTGTTCTGCCGTCCGGTGCATCAAACAACTGGGACCACGAGACCTGGGGAATTTACTGGTGATCGTCATGAGCAGTATGTTTTTATGTGGGTTTGGCATCGGATCCGGGCTAATTATTACGGTCACATCATATATTCAAGACGACCCGTATTTTTACCCGGGATT